ATTAAAGAAAGGTTCTAAAGCAGCAAATAGACGTAAGTCTTTTTGTTCTAGAATGAAAGGCATGAAAGCTAAATTGACTTCAGCAAAAACAGCTCGTGACCCAGATTCTAGGATTAATAAATCCCTTAGAAAATGGAATTGTTAATGGACGCTGTAGAATTTTTAACTAAATTACGAAAACTTATACGAAGTTCCTATCAAAACATTGGAGACAATATGATCTCCGGTAGTGTTGACAATATGGAAAAATATAAGTATTTGTTAGGTCAGGCACACGCCTACCAATATATAGATCAGGAAATCTCTAACCTGCTAAACCCAAAGGAGCAAAAAAATGACAACGAAAGAACAGACGACAACGTCGTTCAATTTGAACCAGGAAGTACCGAAGATTAAAACCGGATTACTGGATAAATATAAAGACGAGCCAAAAGAAAAAGAAGCAAAACGATTAGATCCAGAAAATATTCAAGGAGTGGTAGATGATCTACCAGAACCTTGTGGCTGGAGACTATTAGTTTTACCTTTTACACCCAAAGAAAAAACATCAGGCGGAATTATTATTGCCCAAGAATCTTTAGACAAAGCAAGAATCGCAACGAATTGTGGTTATGTACTAAAGATGGGGCCACTTGCATATAAGGACAAAGAAAAATTTGAAACAGGTCCTTGGTGCAAAAAAGGAGATTGGGTGATCTTTGCAAGATATGCTGGATCACGTTTACCAATAGAAGGCGGAGAAATTCGACTTCTTAACGACGACGAAGTTTTAGGAACGATTAAAGATCCTGAAGCTGTGTTGCATTACATTTAACATAGGAGGAGACTATGCAAGAAGAAAATAAAACAGTTGACATAGACACGTCTGGACCTGATACTGAAATTGAAATAAATTCGGAGGACCAATCAACTGAATCCACTGCAACTGAAGCAACTGAGGAAATTAGTACTGAATCAGTGGAAGCCGACGCGTCGCAAGAAACAAGCGACAACAACCAAGAAACAGAGGCGTCGACTGAGAAAAAAGATGAGAAAGAAGAATTAGAGAATTATAGTAAAGATGTACAAAGAAGGATCGCAAAACTTACTAAAAAATGGAGAGAAGCGGAGCGTCAAAAAGAAGAAGCGTTAAATTTTGCAAAAGCTGCAAAATATGAAAAAGATCAAACGCTTAGAAAATATTCTTCTTTGGAATCTGCAAGTGTCAAGGACCGAGAAGCGAGAATCCAAGCTGCTTTAGTTGCTGCGGAAACGAAACTTGCAAATGCAAGAGAAGCGGGAGATATTCAAGCTGAAGTCGCAGCCAATAAAGAAATTGCTAGACTAGGTTATGAAGAAGCTAGACTTTTTGAAGCAAAAGCTATGCAGGAAGCTTCACTTAAAAGAAGTGAAACTGAGATTCCTCAATATTATGCTCCAAAGAGACAAGAAATTGCTGAAAAAGCACCAGATCCAAAAGCTGAGGAGTGGGCAGCTAAAAATAAATGGTTTGGTACTGATACAGCAATGACTTACACTGCTTTTGATCTACATAAAAAGCTAACAGAAGAAGAAGGTTATGATACCGCTTCTGATGAATATTATGAGGAAATTGATAGAAGAATAAGACTTGAATTTCCAAATAAATTTGCTAATATTAAAGATAAGGCAGAAGAAAATACGACCAAGCCTACGCAAATAGTAGCTGGAGCGAAGCGAAGCGTAAAACCAGGTCGCAAAACTGTGAGACTCACGCCGTCTCAAGTTCAAATCGCTAAAAAATTAGGTGTGCCACTTGAAGACTATGCGAAACAATTAAAAATCATGAAGGAGGTTTAAAGCATGGAAAAAGATAATATAAAGACCCCTCGTGCGAGTCAGTCTAGAGATAAAGAAAAAAGACCTCAGACTTGGACTCCACCATCGAGTTTAGACTCACCACCTGCGCCAGACGGATACAGGCATAGATGGATAAGAGCCGAAGTTTTAGGATTCGATGACACTAAAAATATGTCAGGGAAACTTAGATCAGGATGGGAATTAGTGAGAGCTGATGAATATCCAGATGGCGCTTATGCTACTATTACCGAAGGTAAATACGCAGGAGTGATAGGACAAGGTGGCCTTGTGTTGGCAAGGATACCGGAAGAGATCGCAAGAGCTCGGGAAGAGTACTTTAGAAAACAAACTCAAGACCGAGACGATGCAGTCAACAACGATCTTATGAAGGAACAACACCCAAGTATGCCAATCAATAGTGATAGGCAGACTCGTGTAACTTTCGGTGGGACAAAGAAAAACTAATTTTTTAGCGATTCTTAACCACTGGATAAACTTAAACTTAAATAGGAGTAAATAACTATGGCAAACGTAGACGCTGCTTTCGGTCTGAAAGCAATCGGAAAAGTTGGTCAGAATAGAGACGCTCAAGGTTTATCCGAATATTCAATTGCTGCAAGCACTGGTGTAATTTACAACAGTGACCCTGTAGCTCTTAGCAGCGACGGTGTTGTTGTAAGAGCAACTGCAGGTGCAGACAATTACCTATTAGGAAACCTTAACGGTGTGTTTTATACTGATGCATCAACTTCAAAGCCAACTTGGGCAAATCATTTAGCTGCTTCAAATACAGCTACTGATATTGTTGCCTTTGTGGCTGACGACCCTTACCAAAGGTTCGTGATTCAATCTGCAGGAACTGTTGCACAAACAAATATTGGTAACTGTGCTGCTGTTGAATTAGGCGCTGGAGTAACACCTAACTGGGTTTCTAAAACAGAAATCAGTGGGACAATGGCTGCTACAGCAAATCAACTTAAAATTCTTGGATTAGCTAAGGAAGAAGGAAATGAGTTCGGAGCAAACGCAAATGTTGTTGTGACCATTTCTCAACACCAGTTGAAACAAGAAGCAGGCGTATAATAGGAGAATAAATTATGGCTATATCACGATCACAACTAGTTAAAGAACTAGAGCCAGGATTGAATGCACTATTCGGCCTGGAATATAAAAACTATGCTAACGAGCATGCTGAAATTTTCGACACAGAAAACAGTGACAGAGCTTTTGAAGAAGAAGTAATGTTATCTGGTTTCGGCAACGCATCAGTTAAACCAGAAGGTTCTGGCGTAACTTTTGACAATGCACAAGAAACTTTCACTGCTAGATATACGCATGAAACAATAGCTCTTGCTTTTTCAATCACTGAAGAAGCGATTGAAGACAATTTGTATGACAGACTTGCGTCTAGATATACAAAAGCTTTAGCAAGATCTATGGCAAACACTAAGCAAGTAAAGGCTGCAAATGTATTAAACAATGCATTTAATCCTAGCTTTGCTGGTGGGGACGGAAAAGAGCTTTGTGCTACTAACCACCCTACTATAGCTGGTACTTTCTCTAACGAATTAGCAACTGCTGCTGACTTGAACGAGACATCTTTAGAGCAAGCGTTAATTGATATCGCTGCTTTTACAGATGAAAGAGGCCTTAAAATTGCTGCGAGAGGAATGAAAATGATCATCCCTAGTGAATTACAATTCACTGCGGAAAGATTAATGAAATCTTCTCAAAGAGTTGGTACTGCAGACAATGATATCAACGCAGTTGTTTCTATGGGTATGATTCCACAAGGTTATACTGTGAATCATTACTTAACAGATTCAGACGCGTTCTTTATCAAAACTGACGTGCCTAACGGCTTAAAAATGTTTGTAAGATCACCTATCAAAACTTCAATGGAAGGTGATTTTGATACTGGTAACGTAAGATACAAAGCTAGAGAGAGATATTCTTTTGGATTCTCTGACCCTAGAGGTATCTTCGGTTCTCCAGGAACTGCGTAATATCTAATTGATATTATACATTTAATATTAGGAAGCCCTCCTTTACGGAGGGCTTTCTTTTTGATAGAAAGAACGAACCATGATGAAGAAATTCTTAGTAAAAATCAACGCATACGGATATAGAACCAATTTTGATATTGAAGCTATTGATACGGCAAAAAGTATTGAAGCAGCTATCCTTGACAAAATAGGAAA